ATTCCAGGTTGCTTGATCGCCAGCGGAGGAAGCCGTGGCGACTCACTCAACCGGCCTGTCTGTAACGTGGGGCGGCGTCGCGTTCACTGAGGTCACAGGCCTGCAGGTGTCTTACGCAGGCGGCTCCTCTAAGGGCCGCAGCGTTGTGTGGACTGACGATGCCGGCAGCGTTTCCGTGGAGTGCCTCGGGACCGCAAACATCAGCACGGGCGAATGGGGCTTGAGGAAGTCGCTCGTAGTTTTCGGCGCGGGCGTTTCCTTGACATCGAATGCAGTCTATGAGGGATGGACTGCCCAGCCGGAACTCAACGGAGTGACCCGGTATTCGGTGACGTTCAAACTACTAGACGGGTGAGCAATGCCACTGACTCGAGATCAGATCGACAACGCCCCAGACGCAAAGATCATCACCGTTGAAGCACCAGAACTTGGTGGAGACGGGAAGATATGCATTCGCCTTATGTCTGTCGGCGATCGTGACTCCTACGAGATCAAGGCACTTGAGTCTTCCAATGGTGCCATCATTGACTTCCGGTCTGAGTTGCTCTGCCGCACGCTCTGCGACGAGAAGGGCGGCCTGCTCTACCCAGGCGAGGAAGGCAAGGAAGCCATCAAGCGTCGCAGCAGCGACGTGATGCACCGCCTGTGGCATGCGGCCCTGAAGCACAACGCACTGACCGAGGAGGAAATAAAGAAGCTAGCGGGGGAATAAACGCCCGCCCTACGCTGCAGTTCAAGCTGCGTCTGGCGGGTCACCTCAAGAAAACGCTACGCGAAATCGACGCGATGGACTCGCGCGAGTTCTCGCAGTGGATCGCTTGGGCCAGGTGGTTCCAGCCGCTGGACGATACCTGGGGGCAGACAGCAATGCTCGTGACTTCTGTGCTCGCCCCCTACTCCAAGCAGACGCCAGACCCAGAGAAGTTCATTCCGATTGAAGATAGGGCCCCGAAGCATCCAACTCAGATAGCCGAGACTTTAAAGCGGATGGCCGCCGACCTTGGCAAAAAGTGACGTATGGCAACCATTTCTCTTGGATTCAACCTCTCGGCGTCTGCGGTGCAGATGGCCAGCGGCATCAATGCCGGCGTGGTGGAACTTGAGAAGTTGGGACTGGCCGCCAAGAAGACACAGCGTGACGTTTCAACGCTGAAGACCATTGAGCTCTCGCGGGCTTTCATCTCCACGGTACGCACTGCGAGCAGCGCTTTCGCGTCGTTCATTAATGGAACTGCTGGAGCTGTCGCCAGCATTGATGACTTATCAAAACGCACGGGCATCACGACTGACGTTCTCCAGGCGTACTCGCTCGCAGCGAATCAGTCTGGCGTTGGCCTTGAGACGTTCGGGCGTGCAGTTCAAAAGCTGACGATCAACCTTGGCGAAGCCCAGACTGGCAATAAGGCTGCAGTCAAGTCGTTCGCTGACCTCGGGCTTTCGGTTGGCGATCTTTCCAACCTTAACCCAGAGCAAGCATTTAACGCAGTTGTGGCTGCAATCAGCAAGCTGCCAAACCCTGCACAGCAGGCAGCTGCTGCAGTGTCGCTGTTTGGAAAGTCTGGTGTTGAGCTCGTGCCGATCTTCCAAGAAGGCGCAACGTACCTTCAGCAGATGACAGCAGAGGCCAAGCGTCTCGGCATTGTCTTGAGCCCGCAGCAGACTGATGGAATCGGCAAACTTGATGACTCGCTTCAGAAGACGCAGTTGACTCTTCAATCGTTTGCGGCTCGAGTTGTGGCAGAGCTTGCCCCTGCACTTACTCGCGCCGCTGAAGAGGCGTCTACGTTCATCGCAAGCATTGACATCAAGAACGTAGCAAGCGCACTCACGTCAACCGTCTCAAATCTTGCTAGCGTCTTTCAGTTGCTCGCAACGTCTGCGGCCCCACTGGCCGGAAACATCCTGCCGCTGATTGGCGGGTACTTGGCATTCATCAACCGGCAGGTTGTTGCGTCAGCCGTCTCAAACCTCAGCGGCACATTCATTGCAGCCGCTGCTTCAGCGTATAGGTTTGCTGGCGCTGCTGGCGTTGCTGCCGTTGGCGTGCGAACGCTTGCGGCATCTATTCGCGGGCTGTTGGCGTCAACCGGCATCGGAATCCTTGTGACGGTCTTGGGCTTGCTGGCAGGGAAGGTGGTTGAGTGGTCACTGGCCACCAACACGGCTGGCCAGGAAGTTGCCACAGCCATCGACAGCCCAACGAAAGCAGCTGCCGGCTACCGTGCTGCTATCGCTGCGGCGACAAAGGAAACGCAGGACTTTGGCAAGAAGGCCAAGGACGCGCTCAAGGTGCCGACGTTCACGGCGCAGGATCTTGCCCAGGAAGCCATCGACGAAGCGAGCGCCGCTGTGAAAGCTCTGGCCAAGGAGCTTGGCGGACTGAATCGCGTGCCAGCCGCAGTGCTCGAGCGGTTCCGTGAAATCAAGGGCTTTGCCGAGGGCATCACGACAGACTCGCTCGCATTTGGTGACGCAATACAGTTGGCCAGCCGTGACGCGCAGGCGCTGACAACAGAAGTCCGCAACATCACTGACGCCAGGAAGGCCGACGCCGAAGCAGCAAAGGCTGCGGCAGACGCCGCAAGAAAGGCAGCAGAAGAGGCACGGCAGCGCACCGCAGAACTGGCCAACGCCGGGCTGAGCGACGCAGAGAAGAGTAGGCTGCAACTCAATAAGGATCTGCTGGCAATCGTCACTGAGCAGCGTGCTGCTGAAGAGGCGCTGGCTGCCGCCAAGCGTGCCGGCGATTCCAAGTCGCTTGCAGACGCTAGGCAGCGTCTCGCGTTATCGCAGGCGGCTGCGAAAGAGGCGAAGGCGCAGGACCGCGAGCGCCAGCTGCAGGCGCTCGGCGTAGACGAGAAGCTCTTGAAGCCAGCGACCACTTTGGCAGACCAGTTCAAGTCCGTACGCCAGGCATTCGACAAGAAGCTGATTGACGGTGGCGAGGCCCAGACCGCTCTCAGGAATCTTGCCAAGGAAGGCATCGACATCCGCAAGGAAATCTCACGAGAGCTTTCGCGGCCAGCTGCCTCGGCGCTTAACGTCAATGACATCCGAACCAGCGAAGGCATCTCTTCGCTGTTTGCCCTTGGCCGCGAAGACCCAGCGATTGCTCAGCGGCGAGATCAGTTGAAGAAGCTCGAAGAGATCAAGCAGGGCCTGCTTGCAATCGGCGCATCGCCGGTAGAAATACTGGGCAGCTAATGGCAGTCATAGGGTTTCGAGAAGTCCTGCCGCGCACGTTCTCGCACAAGTTCGGCGAAAGTCCGACTGCCGAGCGAAAGGTTGTTATCACGGTAGATGGTCCTGAGAGCCATCAGGCTGTCATCGGTGCTGTCGGCATTCTGCACGGCGACTCTCACCCAGAGTTCACCTACCTGCGAATGCTTGATGCCCAGATGTCAGAGACTGACAGGCACCACGTTGAGATCACGTACAAGTACGAGCTACCGAAGCAGCAGGATCTTGACCCCAACCCGCTTGCACGGCCAGACGTGTGGTCGTTCTCGACAGGCGGTGCCCAGGTGCCGGCGCTCGTGTACTACGAAGGCAGCGGCAACGGCAGCCGCAAGCCACTTCAAAACTCTGCCAAAGACTTTTTTGAGGGGCTGACCGTAACTGAAGCAGAAGTGCGGGCAACCATTTCTGGCAATCGGGCAGCGTTTCCGCTGGATCTAGCAGCTGGAGTGACGAACTCGGTGAACTCTTCTTCGTACCTTGGCGGCGATGCTCATACGTGGTTTTGCTCTGGCATCGGTGGGCAGCAGGCGTCAGAGGTGGTGAACGGCCAGGAGATCAGATACTGGCAAGTCACGGTTGAACTCATCTTCCGTGCGAGCGGGCACAGCCTGCTTCTGCCTGACGTTGGGTGGAACTACCTAGAGGATGGCGAGAAAAAACGTGTGTGGGTCAAGGACTCAGAAACTAAAGAGAAGGTGGCATCCTCATCTCCTCGAGCCCTGACAACTGCCGGGGCGATGAAGGGCGACAATGAAGAACCTGACATTCTGACTCGCCGCGTGTACCCAGAGGCAGACTTCGCTTCGTACTTTGGAACGCCGAGCTTCTGACCCATGGCATACCAACGAAATATCTCCATCGCGTCGGCAGGCACGGCTGGCATCCGCGTCACGTTCTGCAGCACCGCGTACTCAGGTTCTTTCTCCTGCACCTCGTACCCTGTGTTTTCCGCAGCAACGACTGACGGCACCAACCGCTACGCAGCCAACACGCCGCTTAAGCAGCTGTCGCCTGCGGGTAGCTTCCGGGCCGCCAATAACCCGGCAGTGTCTTTCAGTAGTGCCAGCGGCACTGCGCTGGTGACTTTCCCGTATGGCACGTCATTCAGCAGCACTTCGCAAGAGTACGAGTCTGGCGGCAGCCCGCGACGCTACAAGTACATCCTGCACACATCAGAGCACACGCCCGCAACTGCCTACTCTGCGAGTGTCTCGGCCAGCACGGCCGTGGTGATGTTTGGATCAGTTGACGTGCGTGTGGTCAGCACGGCGTCTGCGTCATTTGTCAGTGTTTGCGCAGACGCTGTTGAAGGCAGCGCAGGCGGAGGGCTGTAGGCATGGCCCAAAAGCCAGACGGGAAACCGGCGAAGACTGAGCGGGTCACTTTCACGCGGCCAGCTGCTGAGCGGATAGCAAAGGTGGTACGAGAGGTTGAGGCTGGCGACCGCGACCAGGCTGGGATGACTTTCGGCAATCGCGCTGGCGGATTATCTGGCAAGGTCTTCCGCGTCTGCACGTTCACTGGTGCGTGGTCTATGGGCTCCAGCAAGAACGTCACGTTTAAGTACCAGCCCACGACACCAAACACGGCGGTAGTGCAAAACGATTTAATCAATCTGCCAAGTGCTGGCACGCGCAACTGCGTCATCGGCCGCGAAGGCACCGCCTGGCATCTCATCAACTGGCAGTGGGATGTTGCATACGCTGCGACTGCGGCTACGCTCACTACGACATCGCTGCGGTTTGACACGCTGCCCGTTGGCGTAGTTGGCACATCGTCAGTAAGCTCGTTCTCAATTTCCGTTACTGCCTGCACGTAGTCTTAAAATGCCAATTGCCGCGAAGTCCGGAAAAATACTTATCAAAGATACAATGCTTGCCACTACGTGCTCTTGCTGCTGTTCTTACCCTTCTGAAATCAGTATCACATTTGGCATTCAAACGTACACAAACGTTAGCTGCCCGGCAGTTGCTCAAGCGGCTACCGATGCTTTCTCTGGAACTACTTATGTTCTCACTGGAGGAAGCACGTCTGCCAACACTGCTGGTTACGTATACGATGTCGGAGGCGTGAGAATTATAGTTGAATTCATCAACTCCTCAACCAGTGTTATCGCAATTACATCCAACATTCCAGTTGATTGCGATGGACTTCCTGGCAGAGCGGACACGTATAGGTTTTATCCTTTTAATGGAGGTACGGCCCCTGTCTACGACATTTGCACAAACCAAAACGTGAATCCATTGAGATACCCATTTTTCGCAAACATGGTCGTGGACGTGTTTCCGTTTTTTACCTTTTCGCGATGATTTGCCAACTAGATTCGAAAACCTCGTGCTGTATCGTGTGTGGCAGACATGCCCGCTCTCTGAAAACATTTCGCGTCTGTACCGAAATTACTCAGGGGCGGCGTGTACAAAATCCTGGCACTGAGCTTAGCAACATACTGCGAGACTGGCTCGGCATTGAGTCCACGCCGACGTGCTCGTGCAACGCGATGGCCCGAAAGATGGACGAGCGTGGCCCAGACTGGTGCAGGTCTGACGAAGGCATGGCTGAGATTCTTGGCGTCATGCGGACAGAGCACGCCAAGCGGAAAACAATCTTGCCGTGGTCCGACATCGCTGCTCGGCAGCTGGTGCTTCTCGCCTGTCGCAGGGCTGCCGGTTGACGCCCCCGCTACGGTGGTAAGCGAAAGGGCGAGCCGTGGAAGATCACCACTTCACACTCAACGGCGACGAGCGGTGGCTAGTCCGTTTCACGGACCTCAAGGGCCAGGCGTACGGCTACACCTTTTCGCAGAAGTCCAAGCGGCCACGCATCTTGATTCACAGCGGGCTTAAGGGCCGGCACAAGCTCACGATCCTGACGCACGAACTACTCCATGCGCTTTTTCCAACCGCAAGCGAGGAGCACGTCGAGCAGGCCGGCAAGGACATCAGCAAGGTGCTCTATAGCCTGGGCTACAGGGAGGTAAACGATGGCGAAGGGTAGCAGTCTCACTGAGTCTGTCGGGGATGCGGTGAGGGCGTGCAAGCCAGGGAACTGGTGGGACGCACTGCCGAAGGAAACGCAGACGGAACTTCTTGACATTCGCAAGAGGTTTCAGAACGGCGAGTATCCGGTGAAGCGTCTGACGCTGGCGCGGATTCTCTCAGACAAATGCCGCGAGCGTGGCATCCACTCGTGCAAGGAAAAAAGGTTTGCCGAATGGCTGTCAAAAAACTAGACATCGCCGTGGCTGATGCCGTGGCCGATGCTTCTCGGCTAGCAACGGACGCCGAACTAGCACGCCTCCGCTCCGAAGTGGCGACGCTGAAAGGCCGCTACAAGGCGGCACTCCAGGCCATCGACGCCGCGAATGAGCGGGCAAACGCTATCGCAGGGCTCTCGGGCATTAAGGCCGCGAAGCAGCATGCGCCGAAGAAGGTACGTCATGCGAAGCACGACGCGACGGCGGTGCTGATGCTCTCGGACGTGCATTGTGAAGAGCGTGTGCTGCCGGAGACTGTGAACGGCGAGAACGACTACTCGCTTGACGTGTGCCAGCGGCGGTTAGGTGAACTCGAGGAGCGGTTCATCGCCTGCCTCCAGCACGAACGCAATCAAGCGAACATTCGTCGCGTGCTCATCTGGCTCGGAGGGGATTTCATCACGGGCCACATTCACCCTGACTGCATGGAAGTTGCGGCACTTTCGCCCATGAACGCAACGCGGTGGATCGCTGAGCGGCTGCGGAGAATGATTGACGCGATCGCCGCAGAGGCTGATCAAGTCATCGTCTGCACGAACGCCGGCTT